AAAGACAAAGTTCGAGTTTTCCAGGCAGCACCAGTTGCTTTGCAAATCTTGATTCGTAAGTACTTCCTGCCAGTTGCACGTTTTCTTTCAATGAACCCATTGTTGAGCGAATGTGCCGTTGGTATTAATGCACATGGTCCCGAATGGCACGAGCTTTCGGAATTCATGGCGAAATTTGGGGAAGATAGGATCATAGGAGGAGATTATTCCCGATATGATTTACGAATGCCAGCTCAGTTAGTTATTGCTGCTTTCTCTATTCTTATTCGACTTGCTGTGATATCTGGAAACTATACCGAGGAAGACATTCGATGTATGTTCGTTATTGCACATGAAGTGGCAACCCCACTAATTGCTTTTGACGGTACATTGATGCGCTTTATTGGTACCAATCCTTCTGGGCAGAACATGACAGTCTATATTAATAGTATTGTCAATTCATTGCTCCACAGGATTGCATTCAGATCCGCATATCCCAATGATCGCCTTGTTGATATAGGTGCCGAATTGGGACTGGATAGACCTGCTCGTTTTCGTGATATGGTTGCACTTGCGACTTACGGAGATGATGCTAAGGGAAGTGTGAGGAAAGGCTATGATGACTTTAATCACATATCCATGGGGAAGTGCATGGCCGCTAACGATATCATCTATACTATGCCCGATAAGGAATCGGAACCTGTTGCCTTTATGAATAGGTATGAGGCCGATTTTCTGAAGCGGGGGGATAGATTTGATGTGGACTTGGGATGTTATGTTGGCATGTTAGATGAGAATAGTATTTTCAAATCTTTACATTGCTGCATGAAATCCAAGACTGTTCCGGTAGATGATGTGTGTGTTATGAACATACAAGGTGCACTGAGGGAATGGTTCTTTCATGGTCGTGATGTTTTTGAAAGCGTCAGCGACAGATGAAGGAAGTCGTAGAACGGATGGGCTACGTCGTTCCAGAGATCGATAACGATTATGATTATCGTGTCGTGGAATGGAAGGCAAAGTACTGTCCTACTATCTCTGAGTGAGGTAGTTCTGACCGGCATGTCGTTAAACTGCCCGGGGGCGAAACTATTTGTCTACGATAGTCCACGGACTAATCAAAAATAGTGTAATATATTGATTTACGGATGTTATATTTGTGTGGTAACTACCAAATATTCATAACGCTTTATATTTTAGGGGGCCATAATGGCTATTCATATTTATGATAGAAGATCAACCACTTCAATAAATGTTACGACAG